AAAGCTAAAGGAATGCAAGGTGGTGGTGAAGCAGTTCCACCAAAGTTTAAAGGCTTTTCAAAACTACCTGAGTCTGTACAACAAAAGATGAATCCAGATCTAGCTGAGAAGTTTGGGATGGGTGGTGATGTTAAAGCCAAAAAAAGTGGTAATATATGTCGTGGTAGAGGCATAGCAAGACCAGGAACTGGATTTAAAATAAGGTAAAATTATGGCAATTGAAAAGGTAGACGGAATTGAGAACATAGATGCACCTGCTGGTGTAACTAGTGTAGAAATACAAGAAGCTGAAATAGCACCAAACGTCACAGAAATGGACGATGGTTCCGTAATTATTGGAGAAATAGAAGAGCAAATAGCACCTATTCAAGTGCCTTTCAATGCCAACCTTGCAGAGTTTATTGATGAAACTGAACTTGGTAGAATATCTTCTGAAATGGTAAATGAAGTTCAAGAAGATATAAACTCACGAAAAGAATGGGAAGATCAATATAAAAGTGGATTAGAATTACTTGGAATGAACTACGAGGACAGAGCAGAACCTTTTGAAGGTGCTTCTGGCATTGTTCATCCACTGCTTGCTGAATCTGTTACACAGTTTCAAGCACAGGCTTATAGAGAATTATTACCTGCTGGAGGTCCTGTTAAGACAGCCATTATAGGACAAGAAACTCCTGAAGTATTAGCACAGGCTGAACGTGTTAAAAATTTTATGAATTATCAAATAACCTACGAGATGGAAGAGTATGATCCAGAGTTAGATCAGATGTTATTTTATCTTCCTATCGTTGGATCATCATTTAAAAAAGTTTACTTTGACCCTTCGTTGCAAAGAGCAGTTTCTAAGTTTGTTCATGCAGAGGATTTAATAGTTCCTTACAATGCCACAGACTTAAAAACTTCTACGAGAATTTGTCATGTCATTCGCATGGACTCGAATGAAATTAGAAAGTTGCAGCTTAGTGGGTTTTACAAAGATATTGAATTACCTACGTCAGACTCCGATGGAGTTGATTACAATGACGTAAAAGAAACAATTAAAGATATTGAAGGCATTCATTCAGAGTCAAGTTACAACGAAGAATTAACATTATACGAAATACACACCGATTTAGATTTGCCAGGTTTTGAAGATCAAAGTCTTACTGGTGAAAATACTGGATTGAAAATGCCTTATATCGTTACAATCTTGGAGAAATCTGGTGAAGTATTATCGATCAAAAGGAATTTCAACGAAGCCGATCCGTTACGTAGCAAAATACCTTACTTTGTACACTATAAGTTTTTGCCTGGTCTTGGTTTTTATGGGTTTGGTCTTACGCATATGATAGGAGGCTTATCAAGAGCTTCAACATCAATTTTAAGACAATTAATAGATGCTGGTACATTATCTAACTTACCTGCTGGATTTAAAGCAAGAGGTGCTCGTATAAGAGATGATGAAACACCTCTTAATCCTGGAGAGTTTAGAGATGTTGATATGGTTGGTATGGACTTACGACAAGCGATCATGCCATTGCCATTTAAAGAACCATCTCAAACTTTATATTCGTTACTTGGAACATTAATTGATTCAGGTAGACGTTTTGCGTCTATGGCTGACATGAAAGTCGGTGAGATGCAAGGTAATGCTCCTGTAGGCACAACTATGGCAATCATGGAACGTGGCACAAAAGTTATGTCTGCGATACATAAACGTCTACATTATTCACAAAAAGTAGAGTTTAAAATACTTGCAAGAATATTTTCAATGGGTGCTCCTATCTATCCTTATCAAGTGCCAGGTGCTCCTCCAGAGATTAAACAGTCTGACTTTGATCAAAGAATTGATGTTTTGCCAGTGTCAGACCCAAACATATTTTCTATGTCGCAAAGAATTGCTTTAGCTCAAACACAATTACAATTAGCTCAAAGCAACCCTGAAATACATGGACCTAATGGTATGTATCAGGCGTATAGAAAAATGTATGAGGCATTGGGTGTGACTAATATTGATACGATATTACAACCTCCCCCACAGCCAATGCCCATGAATCCAGCAAAAGAAAATCAGGAAGCATTAAGGGGTGCAAGATTACAAGCATTTCCAGAGCAAAATCATCAGGCACACATATCAGCTCATTTAGCTATGATTGCTACACCTATAGCACAATCAAATGCTTCTATAGTGATGACTTTGCAAGGTCATATATCAGAGCACATAGCTATGATGTCTGAAATACAAGCTCAACAGGAGATTATAGGACAGATGGCTCCAGAACAACAAGCAATGATGCAGGCTGATCCGATTGCTATGAAGCAGTTTCAAGATCAAGTTGCTTCAAGATCTGCTGAAATAGCAAGTGAGGTAAGTGAACAATATGCACAATCAATTACACCACCTCCTACAGAAGATCCTTTAGTTTCCATTAGAAAACAAGAGTTAGCGATAAGAGGACAAGAAGTCGCTCAAAAACAACAACAATTTGAGTCTGAACAGCAGTTTAAAAAAGACAAAGAAAGAAATGATGTATTATTAGATCAACAAAGATTGGATCAACAAGAAGAGTTAGCTAGTCAAGCAGATCAAACAAAAAGAGACATAGCTGCTTTAAAAGAAATGAAAGGGTAGATCATGGTTAGTTCAATTAAAGAAAAAATATGGGAAGTTGAAAAACAAAAAAAAATTAAAAGAAGACTCGCAAAAGAAGGAGTTGTAGATGCCATTGAAGAAAGGGTCGAGCCAGAAAACAATCAGCCAGAACATTCGCAAGTTGAAGAAGGAGAAATATCCACAGAAACAAGCGATAGCGATAGCATTGACAACAGCAGGAAAATCGAAACCAAAAACAAAAAACCTAAAAAGAAAGCAAAAAAAACCAATAAAAAAACGTAGTGGTGGTGTAATAAAGAAATTTTCTGAAATAGCCAAGCCACAAAAATTTAAAGGTATATTTTAATGGACCCAGCAACAATTGGAGTGGCTTTAACAGCAGCAAATACTGCATTTAATGCAATTAAACGTGGCTTTCAAGCTGGTCGTGAAATTGAATCTATGGGTAAAGATTTAGGACGTTGGATGTCAGCATTAAGTGATATCGACAATGTTGAAAAATCTGCAAAAAGTGCCTCACCACTAAGAAGACTTTTCAAAGGTAATGAAATACAAGCTAGTGCAATAGAGGCTTTTACTGCAAAAAAAAAGCTTGAGGCTCAACGTCAAGAGTTAAAAACTTTTATAAATTTTTATCATGGTCCTAATTCTTGGAACGAAATTTTGCAAATGGAAGCTGATATTCGAGTTCAAAGAAAAAAAGATATATATGACAGGCAGCTATTTATTAGAAAAATATGGGAAGGTATAGGATTATTTGTTTTAGTTTGCACAGTCATAGGATTTTTATTCTTTCTTGCGTGGATGTACAAAGAGGGTAGAAGATGAGTGATAAAGAAAAAAAACCAATAAATGTAAAGATTGACGAAAACAGTTTTGAGTTGTCTTTAAGAATTTTAAGTAATGAATTTGTTGCAATAAAGATTGGATCAACTAATTTTAGTGGTAAACTAATAGCAGGTGGAATTTTATTGTTATTTTTTACTTTAATATTACTGGAGGGCTTTGGTTTGAATGAGCTGTTAATACAATGAACGCAGAAACTTTAATCAAACTCAAAATATTACCAAGACTAATGATGCTTGTTAGTACATTGATGTCATGGAGATGTGCAGAATGGTTCATGCAACTCGAATCACCAACTGCCAGTCAATCTGCGTTCGTATCAGTCGTCATGGGCGTTATGACAGGCGTTTTCGGTATTTGGATGGGTCACGAACACAAAGGAGATAATTATGGCATTAGCACCAAAAAAGAAAAGTAAAATTAAAAAAGTTATTAAAGGTTTAAAAAAAGCAAGTGCTTTACATAAAAAACAAGCTAAGTCTTTAAAAAGTGTCATGGGTAACAAAAAGAAAAAGTGATAAATTCATGGCAAAAAAAGATCCAAAAACTGGTACGGGGAAAAAGCCTAAAGGTTCAGGTAGAAGACTCTATACTGACGAAAATCCAAAAGATACTGTTAGGATTAAATTTGCAACTCCTGCTGATGCTCGTGCAACAGTTAGAAAGGTTAAAAGAATTAACAAGCCTTATGCTAGAAAAATTCAAATCCTTACTGTCATGGAACAAAGGGCAAAAGTAATGAAAAAAGCAGAGGTAGTTAGAATAGCTAAATCTGCAAAAGAGTCATTGAAACGTGCAAGAAAAAAATGACTGCATTTTTTCTTATGTGTTATTTGAATGATAATTTTAATGGTGGAGTGTACTTTAAAAATATTAATGATTGTCTTTATTATTCTGAAAGGTTAAGCAATCAAAAAATAGAAGTTCCGATTAATGTTGAAAATTATGAATGTATGTGTAAACTTATGCCAAATATTGATCCAAAAAAAGTGAAGGTATATTAGGAGGTAGCCATGTTACAAGCACTTATAGGTCCTGTTACAGGACTTTTAGATAAATTTATTCCAGATGCAGATAAAAAAGCAGATCTTGCCCATAAGATAGCTACCATGTCTGAAAGACACGCACAGGAATTAGCACTCGCTCAAATTGAAGTTCTTAAAGAAGATGCCAAAGGCAACTGGTTTCAAAGCTCGTGGCGACCCCTCATAGGCTGGATTTCAGGTCTATCTCTTGGTATAAATTATATGGTAGCACCAATTTGTGCTGGTTTTGGTATAACTATTCCACAAGCAGATATGTCTGTGATGATGCCACTAATGTTTGGTATGCTCGGAATTGGTGGTATGAGATCTTATGACAAGATGAAAAAGACTGACACAAAAAAATGACCAAAGAAGCAGAGATAAAAATTTGTTGGATTCATAAAATAGCTATGAAAGAAATAGTGCATGAAGAACCGATACCAACTGTAGGAATGTATAAATTTAAAGAATATAAATGTCCTATGTGTGCTAACTTGTATCAAGAAGAAGATTTATAAGATGGATGGTGTTAAATTAGCAGAGCATTTATATAAGAACATACGTCAAAGAAAAGAACAATTAAGTGAATCTTTGGCTGATGGAGCGATAGGATCTATGGAAGACTATCGAGCAATAACAGGTGAAATACGAGGTCTAACCTGGATTGAAGAAGAACTAAGAACCTCGATGAAAGGTATAGAAGATGACTAAGAAGTTGTATGTGCCAAATCGGATACTGGCACAAAAAGCTAAAGCAGTTAATCCGACTCCAAAAGCTATATCAAAAGCTTTTGATAATAAAGAAGAAGCCAACAAAAACTCTAAAGATCCGTCTAAATTAGATGTTTCAGTTTTAGAGAGGTTACCTCAACCAACAGGATATAGGATACTTGTTATTCCCTATTACTTATCTGAAAAGACTAAGGGTGGAATAATTATTCCTGATGCAACTAGAGATCGTGAGTCTTTTGCAACAGTCGTAGCTTACGTTGTAAAGCTAGGTCCAGATGCGTATAAAGATTCTGATAAATTCCCAAATGGAGCGTACTGTTCTGAGAAGAATTGGGTGCTTATGGGTAGATATGCTGGAAATAGGTTTAAAGTGGATGGTCTTGAGCTAAGAATTATAAATGACGATAATATTATAGCAACAATACTTGACCCAGCAGATATTTCATATGTATAGTGGAGGTAATGATGAACGAAGTACAAGAAAATAAAGTTGAAGAAGTTTCTAACGAAAATGATTTCGTTGTAGAGCTGGATGAAAATCAAGATTCTGCTAACAAAGAAGCTCAACCAGAAAAAAAAGAACAGACAATTGTTCGTAGTGAAGATTCTGATGAGCATGAATCATATAGTGAGAAAGTTCAAAAAAGAATTGATGCACTTACTGCAAAAAGAAAAGCTGCAGAAGATGATGCAAACAATGCAATAAACTATGGTAAGCAAGTTGAAGAAGAAAATAAAAAGTTAAGAAAACAACTTGAAACTTACACTAATGGTTACACTAATGAATTTGACACTAGAGTTACATCTCAAGAATATCAAGTCAAAGCTATGTTAAAGGAGGCTATGGATGCCAACGATCCTGACAAAGTTGCTGAAGCAACTGCAGCTCTTACTCAAGTCAATATTGAAAAAGAAAGACTCAGAGTCCTTAAGCAACAAAGAGAGCAAGAGCAAGCAGCTCAAAAAAATGCGAGCCAAAGTCAAGTAAATCAAGCTCAACAACCACAACAACCACAACAACCATCCATTGATGACAATCCTAAAATTAAAGCATGGATTGCAAAAAACCCTTGGTATGGAAAAGAAGATGAGATTGAAAAAAATTTAGCATTGATGTTAGCTGATAAAAAAGTGTCAAGAATGTATGATGCTACAGATGACAAATACTACGAAGAAATAGATAAAGAAATGTCTAAGTTGTTTCCAACAGATCAGAGCAATGGTTCTAACGTCCAAACTGTTGCACCTGTAAATGGCAGAGCTTCTGTCAAAACTGGACGTAAACAGAGAGTAGTCTTAAGTGAAAGCGAAAGACGAACTGCTGATAGACTTGGTGTGCCATATGAAAAATATGCACAACAAAAATTAAAACTGCAAAAAGGAGCATAAGATGGCTGATAGATCAAATCGAGAGTCTGCTACTCGTGAAAAACAGGAAAGAAAACATGATTGGAAGCCACCTCAAACTCTTGATGCACCCGAAGCTCCTGTGGGGTATAAACACAGGTGGATAAGAGAACGAGTTATGGACTTTGACGATAAGCAAAATGTCTATAAACGAAGAAGAGAAGGGTATGAATTAGTCCGTGCAGAGGAGTATCCTGATTTTGACACCCCTGTGGTTGATGAAGGCAAGAATGCTGGAGTAATCGGTCAAGGAGGTTTATTATTAGCACGAGTCCCAGAGGAAGTTGCTGATAGTCGAAATGAATATTTCGCCAAAAAAACTTCAAATCAAATGTCAGTTTATGATCAAGAGTTGGCTAACCAACCAGAATCATCTGCTGGTAGAATCTTAAAGCCAGAAAGAAAATCACAAGTTCGATTTGGTGGGAAGAAAATTTTAAATGATTAAATTTACAGGAGTGTAAAATGGCAAATCAAGATGCTGCTTTTGGAATGCGTCCTTTAAAAATGATAGGTGGACAAGCCTTTCATGGTGGACAAAGCCGATATAGAATCGCTGCCAATTACGGAACTGCTATTTTTCAAGGTGACATGGTTGCTCAAGTCACTGGTGGTACTGTTGAAGTACACGCAGATGGTGGTACTGTTCCAATAGTTGGAGTGTTCAATGGTTGTAGGTTTACTGACCCAACCACGAAAAAGGAAACTTTTTCTAACTTTTATCCTGCAAGTACAAATGCTTCTGACATTGAAGCTTTTATTATAGATGATCCAAATGTTATCTATGAGATTCAATGTGATGCTGCATTTCCTATTGCAGATTTATTTGGTAATTTTGACATCGTATATACAAGTGCAGGTTCTACTGTTACTGGTATATCAGGTGCAGAATTGGATGTAACAACAGGTGCGACCACTGCTGGTTTACCTCTGAAAGCGATTGATATTTCGCAAGATCCAGAGAACAGCGATGTAAGTTCCGATGCAACCAATGTTCAAGTAGTTATTCAAAATAGCATATTTGGACAAAAGGGTGCAGGATTAGCGTAAGGGAGATTAGATTATGGCTATTTCAAGAGCACAACTCGTCAAAGAGTTAGAACCTGGTCTTAACGCTTTATTCGGCATGGAATATGATCGTTACGACAATCAGCATACTGAAATATTTGAGACAGAAACTTCAGATCGAGCATTCGAAGAAGAAGTTATGCTTTCTGGTTTTGGTAATGCACAAACAAAATCTGAAGGTGCTGGTGTAGCATTTGACGATGCAAACGAAGTATATACTTCACGTTATACAATGGAAACAATTTCATTAGCTTTCGCACTTACAGAGGAAGCAATGGAAGACAATTTGTATGATCAACTTGGTAGAAGATATACAAGAGCGTTAGCAAGATCAATGTCACATACAAAGCAAATCAAAGCTGCTGCAGTATTGAATAATGCGTTTGATTCAAGCTTCACAGGTGGTGATGGTAAAGAGCTTTGTGCAACAGATCATCCTTTAGGTGGTGGTGGTACATTCAGAAATGAATTTACAGTCGCTGCAGACCTTAATGAGACATCATTAG